AGGATTGTTTTAATAGTGGGATTTATTGCCTGGGGATTTTCTCTGGGCATTAGATTCCAAGCTATATGGGATGCGCTGGTTATGTTTATAATATCATTTACTTTAATACGCTATAACAATGGATGAGCCATTTGAATACTATTTAAAGAGCATTAGTAATATTACTGATAAAATGTTACCAGCAGATTATTTGTATCTTAGTGATAAGATATGGGATTTCCAGGAAAGGATAGATGAAATTAAAAAAAGGTGATATGGAATTTTATGATCACACACCGCCAGATGATTACGAGGGAGGCTATTGCAGAGTTTGCGACCGCCCTTGTTATGGTAATGATATTTGCTCACAGGCGTGCTTTGAGGCGTTTATGAGATAGTTTTTGTTTTTCATTTGATGTTAAACCCTAGGTAAAATACTATCTAGGGTTTTTTTTGTAGCTTTGAGTTCGTGGACAATAACCAGAGAGGTTGTTTGGCGGAATACTTATTCGCCACTGAGTGCATGAAACGAAACTACCAGGTATCCATGCCGCTCATAGATTCATCCCTTTACGATTGTATAGTGGATACAGGGGATCGCCTCCTAAAGATTCAAATAAAATCATCTACAAAATCTCCTACTAATGATCGCCAAAACAGCGTTAACATTCCTATCCAAAATAATAAACGTAACTACACTCAAGAGAATATTGATTTCTTTGCTGTATGGAGTGATTTTTATAATGGTTGGTTTATTTTTAAAAATACTGGAAAAATGCAATCAATAAGAGTATCGCTAATTGGTAAGAACAAAAAATATTTTAATAACTTTGCATTTAAGTAGAAATTTTTTTCTATCATAGTTTGTTTGGTTTACTATTAAAGCGCTACAATTACAGTGGCGCTTTTTTTTTATCTTTGTGGTAAATATATTCATTATGAAAATTAAAATGATTAGAGATGTTTACTCTGGTACTGCGTGGCGCAAAGAGGGTGAAATCTTAGAGCTAGATCCTAAAGTAGCACGCCAATACATCATAAAGGGTATCGGTGTAGAGTACAAAGAGGAAAAAGCAGTAAAGGAAACCAAAGAAGCTAAAGCTCCTAAAAAGCGTACCACTAAAGCCAAGAAATAATGCATGATATCAAGATCAACTCGGTAACTGGAAGCGAAGTAGTAACTACTCAAAATGTAAAAGATTTTGTGCGCATCGATACTAGCGCAGATGATACTATCATAAATCAAATGATTACAACTGCTAGAGAATGGTGTGAGAACTATATCGGAAAAGATATAGTGGCAAAAAATAGAACATTCTACCTCCAGGAAGTTGATCAGCGTTTTACCTTGCCTTTTGCGCCTATTGCCTCAATTTCATCAGTTACATCTGAGGGAACTGCTGTAAATTATGATACTTATGGTTTAGATGATACTATAATTCAAATAGGATCACTACCAGCCAAGGAAGTAAAGGTAACTTATGTAACTGCTGGACTTACTCATGAGCTTGTAAAGCACGCTATATTGCATTTAGTATCTACTCTGTATGATTACAGAGCAGATTTTATTGATGGCGCTGTAAATGAGGTTCCTGTAAAAACTAAGGATATTTTACAATCATTTAAAACAATGTATTTCTAAATGGGTGCTGGCAGATTAAATACTAGAATTGAAGTAAAGAGATTAACTAAAACATCTGATGGATTTGGCGGTACTACTTCTACAAATGCAACTGTAGAAACGCTATGGGCAAATAAAAAGGATGTAAAGGGCGATATAAAAGATACTGAGGGTAAACGAGGGCGCCAAGTTTTTATTGAATTAGAGCTAAGAAAAAAGGCAGCAGATCAGATCCTAGATAATGATTTGATCAAAATAGAGGGTAAAGATGGTTTATATAGAATAAGCGGTATCTACGATAGTAAACAGGATTTTTTTACTGTAGTGCAAGCGGTTAAATTAGATTAATGAGAATAGATTTAAATAAATCGGATTACGATAAGCTCCAGGGTAAGTTATTAAAGCTAAAAGAAATAAATAAAACAGAGCTTAAAACTGAAATATATAAAGGTGCCTTAAATATAGCTAGAGATATGACTAAAAAAGCACCTAGAGATACTGGTAATCTAGTTGATAATATAAAAGGTTTGAAAACAATAAATGGTGCTGAAGTTAGATCAGATGCACCATATTCGGGTTATGTAGAGTTTGGTGAAAAAGAGCCAAAATTAGCTGGTAAAGAAATACCATTTTTCTATCCAGCAATAAATAGAGGGCTGCCTAAAATTATAGCCAGCGTAGATAACAAAATAAAAAGATTACTTAAATAATGGAGGCGATACATTTCATAAGGAGAGCGATTATAAACCGCCTAACAGATGCAATTACTGTTAATGGCAGTTATGTACAAATTTATAATAGGGTGCCTAACGATGCATCTGAGCCATATATAAGAGTTTACTCGGTTGATTCTAATGAGGTGGATCAGAACGCTGATAGCTTTATGCTAGATTGCGCCACCAGGATTGAAGTAGTTACATCTTTTGTAGGTGATGATGGCGGTGAGCTACAGGCTAATCAAATAGCATCAGAAATACTAGATTTAATCAGAACGAGATCAGATAATTATTTTGATTTGAGTGCTGATGGATTTAATGTTTACACTTGCACAAACGAGGGGACCAGCTATCTATATGAGGATGGCGTAGATAAAACGTACTTTAGAGCTGTATTGAGCATCTCTAATAGAGTAGAACAATTATGAAAATGGAGAATTTTAAAATCTGGGGAATTAACTTATCAGCATTAGGGATATCATTAGTGAATATAAATTCAATTTTAACAACGCTTGTTCTATTAGTATCATTAGTTTGGACTGTTATACAAATAAGCGATAAACTTAATAAAAGAAAATGAGCAAAATCGATCTCGATGGCGATGGAAAAGCTGATATCAGCATCTCGCTAACCCAAATCATTACGATAGCTGCTATGTTTGCATCTATCATAGGATCATATTATACACTCTCAAATAGAATTACTATCGCAGAGGATGAAGTTTCTAAATTAAAATATAACCAAAAAGAATACACCTGGAAAAATCAGAGAAACCTAGAGGATGAAGTTAAATCTATGAAACTAGAAATGAGAGATTTCATGAAGGATTTAGAATGGATTCAAAAGGACAAGCGTAGGTGAAAACAGGAACTGTAGGAAGTACTTTAAATTTAAATACAATTAATATGGATACAATTATGATTATTATCGCTGGAGTTATTGCAATCTCAGCAATCGCTATGGTATTAGCATCTTATAACATTGTTAAAGATGATAACGGAAATAAAATACCAGATTGGGTAGAGGATAAATTTGCAGATATTAAAGAGGAAATTAAAAAACTTAAAAAATAAGCAATGAGATTCATCAGCAAACATATCAGCTGGAGGGAGGCGAGTCACTCAGCGACAGCGGAGAAAAAAGAAATCGAGAACACACCGAACGAGGTGGCTGTGCAAAACATGAAAAAACTTGCGAAAAATGTATTCGAGCCGCTCAGAGAATGGGCAAACGAGCCGATTCGTGTAAATAGTTTTTATAGATCTATAGATTTAAATGATGCTATCAAAGGGAGTAGAACATCTCAACACACCAAAGGGCAAGCTATTGATATAGATGCTATGGGTGAAAAAACAAACGCTGATTTATTTCACTATATAAAAGATGAATTAGATTTCGATCAGCTTATCTGGGAGTTTGGGGATGATGAAAATCCAGATTGGATTCATGTTTCTTATGTAGGTCCAGGAGGAAACAGAAAAGCTGTTTTAAAAGCTATTAAGAAAGGAAAAAAAACCACATACGAAATATATGCTTAAATTTTTATTATCTCTACTGCGTAAAGGCGATAAAGGCAATACTAATCTAGGCGGTTTAGCTTTAGATATTAGAGAGGCAATAAAAGGCAAAGAGATGGATCCTCAGCGCCTTATAGAACTCCAGGCAGAGATTAATAAAGTTGAGGCTCAGAATCGGCATTGGTTTGTTTCCTCTTGGCGCCCATTTATAGGATGGATTTGTGGTATAGCTTTTGGCTTTCATTATATAGTAATGCCGCTGCTTTTAGCTTATACAGATATAAAGCCAGTTGAGTTTGATACGAATAGCCTTTTTACTGTACTTATGGGGATGCTAGGCTTAGGCGGATTAAGAACATACGAGAAATTAAAAGATAAAACTAAATAATGGCTACTAAGGATTTATACTCAGCTAATAACTTTCACCGGATGAGTTTTGGTGATTTTGGTATGCGCACACTCATAAAGGGTGCTGCTAATTTAACAACGCCTAGCGGTGAATATTATTGTATGATTGAATGTATTTTATCAGCAACTTTTAGCGGCACTAATGATACGCCAGCTGGTGATACAAATCTAGTAGATTATGATCTTTTAGATGGGCAGATTATTTATGGCAATTTTACTGATTTAACACTAACTAAAGGGCATATAATAGCTTATTTACGCCATGTGCCACAATGATAGGAGTACAAAGAACTTTAAAGCAAAAAGCTGGTAGGTTTAGAAAAAAGGTTATTGAAAAAATAAAGGATCTGTTTTGGCATAGGCGAAATGATAGATTTGAAGATATAGATGATAATTGGGATAGTTAAAAATCCTTAAATTTGTAGAAAATACTTAGATGGCATCATATACTGGCAATAAAATAAAAGATACATATCAATCAATAGTGAAAGCTATTGATAATGATGAGATAGGTGCAACTGATAAACAGCTTACCGATGGAGTGGGCAATGAGCTTGGACTTCATGTAAATACAGATGGCGATCTCAGAGTAGAGGGTGATCTAAGGGTAGATGGTGCTATAAAAGATTCACTAAATTCGCCAGGTACATCTGGGCAAATTCTAAAAAGTACTCTAACTGGTACAGATTGGGTTGATGTTTCCGATGTAGCAGTCCAATCAATTACAGGCGGAACTGGAATAGATGCTGATGCTAGCCAGGGTGATGTTACACTTTCAGTTAATACAGAGGATCTACAGGATCTAATCGGTGCTATGGTTTCTGGAAATACCGAAACAAATATCCAGGTAACCTATGATGATACAAATGGAAAGCTAAATTTTGTATCTACTGATTTTGATACTACTTATACTGCTGGCACTGGTTTAGATTTAACTGGTACAGTTTTTAGCCATGATAATACATCAGATGAATCCAGCTCTACAAACACTGGTAGAACTTACATTCAAAGTATTCAACTAGATCAATTTGGTCATGTTACTGGTATATCTACTGCAACTGAAACAACCGAAACAATAACGCTAACAGCTGGTAGCGGAATAGATATATCTGGCTATAATATTAGCCATGAGGATACTTCATCTCAAGGTAGTGTATCTAATACAGGATCTGATTTTATTCAATCTATTACATTAGATACCTTTGGGCATATAACTGCAATCAGTACAGCTAGTGTAGCCGATACTACATATAGCGCTGATGAGGTAACACTTACAGAAACATCAGAAATATTTAGTATTAAAAATGGCGGAGTAGATACTACACAATTAGCATCTAACTCAGTTACTGATGATAAAATAGCTGCTGATTCAGTAGGTGCTAGTGAGTTAAAAATAACAGGCAACGGAACTGCTGGGCAAGTTATCGTATCAGATGGCGATGGTACATTTTCTTATGATGATGTAGTTACTTCGGTAACTGCTGGAAACGCCTTAGCTGTAGATACTACTACTGGAGATTTAACTGTTTCAGTAAGTAATAACGCTATAGGATCTGATGAGTTGAATGTTTCTGGAGATGGTACATCTGGACAGTATTTAACATCTGATGGAGATGGCTCCTTTTCCTGGACTACTGGAACTGGTGGAGGTGGTGGTAATACTGTAAACCTAGAAGTATCTAAAGATTCTTTTACAGGCACAGGATCTAAAAGCACTCATACTATTTCTGATAGTGTGGATTCAGTAGATCAAATCTCTGTTTATTACGATGGTGTTTATCAAAATAATGATGATGGTTTAGAGTTTTCAGTAAGCGGAACTACATTAACATTTACAACAGCTCCAGAGAGTGGTGTAGAAGTTGAAATTGTAACTTTAGCGCCAGGATCCGATACTTTAATCAGCGGTACTGGTACAACTAATTATTTACCAAAGTTTACAGCAAATCACGAAATAGCTAATTCTAGCATCTCTGAATCTAGCGAGGTTATAGATATAGATACTACAGGCGCACTCGTATTGCCAGTATCTACTACTGCAAACCGCCCAGCTGCTCCAGAGGTAGGAATGGTGAGATACAATACTAGCACTTCTAAATATGAAACTTACTCTGGTAGTGCCTGGGAAAATTTACGCCCTACTGCTGGAGGTGGAATAGGATTTACATCTAATACATATAGTGTAGCTGCTGGATCTGGTTTAACACAGGAAACAAACGGAATAGCACACGCTGATACATCTAACCAGGCAAGCTCTACAAATTCTGGCGGCACAGTAATTCAATCAATCTCAGTAGATGGATTTGGGCATATTACCAATATAGGCACAGCCGATGTATCATTAACTGATACAACTTATAGTGCTGGCGGTGGAATGGCACTAACTTCTACAACTTTTGCGCACGCTGATACATCAACTCAAGCGAGTTCTAGTAACACTGGGCGCACTTATATTCAATCCGTAGGATTAGATACCTATGGTCATGTTACAAGTTTATCAACTGCTACAGAAACTGTTACAGATACAACGTATTCAGCTGGATCTGGCGTAGATTTAACAGGCACTACATTTAGCCATAGTGATACATCTAGCCAAGCTAGTAGTACAAATACAGGGCGTACCTATATACAATCTATCGGAGTTGATACCTATGGGCATATCACTTCAATAGGTACAGGAACTGAAACAGCAACTGATACAACTTATAGCGCCAGCGGTAATGGTTTAGATTTAACTGGAACTGCATTTAGTCACGCTGATACCTCTAGTTTAGCCTCTACCTCTAATACTGGTAGAACATATATCCAGAATGTAACTGTAGATGAGTTTGGACACCTTACAGGAGTAACCACAGCTACAGAAACTGCTGGAGAGGGTAGCACTTATACTGCTGGATCTGGATTAGATTTATCTGGATCAAACGTATTTAGTGTAGAGCCAGATCTTAGAGATGGGATTACTCATATAGGATTAGATACAAGCGATTATATAAACTTTGTAAATAATACTAGAATAGATTTCTTTGTTAATGGTACAAATGAAATGCAATTAAAATCAAATGGGGAACTACATGTAGATGGCGATATTATTGCATTTTCTACCACTACCTCATCTGATGAGCGTTTAAAAGATAACATTAAAGAAATAGAGAGCGCCACTGATAAATTAAAACAACTTAAAGGAGTTGAGTTTACCTGGAAAAAGAATGGTAAAAATGGCGGTGGGGTAATTGCACAGGATGTAGAAAAAGTATTACCAGGAGCTGTAAAAGATATTGAATCCCTAGAGGGCGATAAAAGCTATAAGGCGGTAGATTATAACGCTATCATAGGTTTACTAATACAAACAAATAAAGAACTATTAGAACGTATAGAAACGCTTGAAAATAAATAGTAATGGCAATAACCGATAGCGGACAAATAAAATTCTCAGATATTGCCAATGAGTATGGCGTATCTCTTGGCAATGTTTCACTTTCTACATTATCTACTGATATAGGTTTATCACCTCAGCACGCCATTACAGAATTTTATGGCAAATCAGCTGATATAACTATAGGAGATTTAACTAATACAATCACTACAGATACTTATGGAAATTCATTAAGTATAAATCCAGAGGATGCTATTTATTTTGATAATTACCATTTTTTATCTAGTAGCACCTCTACAAGTGGATCGTATTATTCTGATGATGATGGAGTGAATTGGACACCCTCTGGCTCTTTATTTGATGCTACTTCAAAATTTGCTGTTAGTGGAGATGTTTTATTGTGTAGCGCTAGGAGTTATGTAGCATTTTATAAATTTGGATCTGAGCCAAATCAGAGTGGGAATACTACTTATTTTTCTGGCTTAGATTTATATAGAACTAAGGTTAGTTATGTTTTCAGTAGCCAAAGAACTCCACCAGTTATATACAATGGGTATGGCTATATAATTAGAAATGGATTAGTTTATAAATACGATTTTTCAGATTATAGTGCTGCCTATGTGGCTAGTTTGTATGTTTCACAAATAAATCAACCTCCTTTAGCTGTAGGCAATGATGGTAGAATGATAACATTTGGAATAAATGGATCTCAACCCTCTTTTGTAGTTTCCGATAATCAATTTGTAAATTCTACAATTATACCACTACCCTCTGTAGCTAATTATCCTTACACTACATCTAGCTCTAGTACAAGTTGGTTTAACAATTCAGATATATCTACAGATGGTAATGGAACTTGGATATTTACACCTAGGCTCTTTCATACATTTACTGGAGGTGAACAATATAGCTTGTATGCTTACTCTACAGATAATGGCGATAGCTGGACAGCTACCCAGGATTATTATGATATAGTAGGCGCTATGGATTATACGCCAGGAGTTACAAATACAGTAGATGGTAATTTTGGTAATTTAGAAGTAACTAAATTTGAAAATAATAAGTTCTACTATGGCTATGGATATGGTAGTGGCTATGGAGGGATTATGTACAGCTCTGATGGCACTAATATAACTAGCCTAAAAAATATAGGAGTAGATACTAAAGCACTATCATTTAATGGCTCAACTCTTATAGCGGCTGGTACTAATAAGATTCTGAGGTTTACTTAAAAAACGTTAATTTTGTATAAAATAAAAATATGGCAGCGACTAAAGTAACAACAAAAGTTATAGCGGATGATGCAGTAACTATCGATAAAATAAACGATAGTGCATTAGTAACCGAATCAGAGGGCATATCATCTAATGATAATGATACTACTGTACCTACTTCTGCTGCTGTAAAAGATTATGTAGATACTGAGGTAGCTGGATTAGTAGATGCTGCACCAGCAACGCTGGACACTCTAAATGAATTAGCTGCTGCTTTAGGCGATGATGCTAATTTTTCCACTACAGTAACAAATTCTATAGCAACCAAACAGGATGCCTCTACAGCATTAACTACTACAACTAATTTTAGCGGTGATGTTTCTGGTACTTATAACGCCATAGTAATTGCTGATGATTCACACAATCACACTATTGCTAATGTAGATGGATTACAAACTTCTTTAGATGGCAAGGTAGATGGTACTGGTACTGCTGGTACATTACCAAAGCTATCTGATTCAAATACTATTACAGATTCAGCAATTTCAGAATCTGGCGAAATAATAGATTTAGATACTACTGGAGCTATTAAAGTTCCAGATGGTACAACTGCACAGCGACCAGGAACGCCTGTGGCTGGAATGTTTAGATACAATACTACAGATGGGCAGTTTGAGGGTTACACTACAGAATGGGGAGCTATTGCTGGCTCTGGAGGAGCTGGTGGAGGATCTGTTGATGTTGTAACTACTCAGCATACTGGCGATGGCACTACTAAGGGATTTGCATTAGATAGTACGCCAGGTGATAATGATGCTGTACAAGTTTATTTAAATGGTGTTTACCAGGTTAAAGATGCTGCAAATTATTCTATAAGTGGATCTACTCTAACGTTTGTTACCGCACCCACCAACTCCACAGCGATAGAGTTTGTCCACTTTGTTTTAACCTCTGGTGGTGGCGGAGGTATTAGTTGGGACACCGATGTAAAAACAGCAAACTTTGGAGCAACTGCTGGAGAGGGATACTTTGTAAATACCACAAGTGCTGCAATTACAGTTACATTACCTAGCTCACCTAGTGCTGGGGATGAGGTTTCTATTGTTGATTACGCTGGTACTGCTGATACAAATAACATAACAATAACATCCTCTGATAATATCAATGGTGCTGCTAGTGATGTTAAAATAGATTATGAAAGAGGTGGGGTATCTATAGTTTATGTAGATGCCACTCAAGGTTGGATAGCTTATAATGCTGCTAATGAAACCGCTACAGCTTTAGAAAGCACAATAGTGAATTTTAGCGTAGATTATTTAGTAGTAGCTGGAGGTGGTGGAGGATCAAGATATGGTGGTGGGGGTGCTGGAGGTTTACGGACTTCTTATGGATCTACAAGTGGAGGCGGAGCATCTGCTGAATCATCTTTATCTTTAACCACTTCAACAAATTACACAGTTTCTGTAGGTGCTGGTGGAACTGGTGGCAATAGATCAGCTGGAAGCGAGGGATCTGATTCTACATTTTCTACTATAACCTCTGATGGTGGAGGAGAGGGGAAATCATCTTATACTCCAAATGTAATAAATGGAGGATCTGGCGGTGGTGGTACTACAAATATTGCTGGAGGTACTGGTACTTCTGGACAAGGCTACGATGGTGGCGGAGCTGGGTTGGGTGGTCCAAGTGATTATAGAGGTACAGGAGGTGGTGGAGCTGCTCAAGCTGGGCAAACTTATGGAGGTGGTAATGGTTTAGCTGTATCGATTACTGGATCATCTGTTACTTATGCTGGCGGTGGCGGTGGAGCTTATTATGCAGGAACATCTGGAGCATCTGGAGGATCTGGTGGTGGTGGTAATGGTACTGGATGGAATAGTGGCGCACAGCCAGAGGTTCCTAATGGTACAGATGGCACAGATAATTTAGGAGGCGGTGGCGGAGGCGCTATGGATGGCGGCTCTGGAGTCGTGATTTTACGCTATCCAAACACATTTACAGTAACAGAAACAACCTCGCCAACTGTACTAACATTTAGCACTACAACTGATGGTAGCGACAAAGTAACAACATTCACAGCTGGAGAAAACGGAACTATACAATTCAGTTAATATGGTAAAAATTAATAATAAATAAAATGGCACACTACGCATTACTAAACTATCAAAACATAGTTACTAAAGTTTGCACAGGCAAAAATGAGGATGAAACCGATACTAATATCGAGTTAGTTTATCAGCATATGTTTGGACAATTATGCAAGCGCACCTCTTATAATACTAGAGGCGGAGTGCATTATGATCCTGTAACAAATGAGCCTAGTGCGGATCAATCAAAAGCATTTAGAAAAAACTATGCTGGAATAGGTTACACCTATGATCATAGCCGAGATGCTTTTATTCCGCCAAAACCATTTGATAGCTGGGTTTTAAATGAAACTAGCTGTTTATGGGCGGCTCCTGTAGAGTATCCAGATGATGGTGAAATGTACACCTGGAATGAGGATACTACTAGCTGGGATTTAGTTACTGAATAATAATTTTTAAAATATTACAATGGCGTTTACAAAGGCAACATATGACTACTTAGACTCTGGAGGGTTAATTAACTGGCAACTTACTGCTAAAACTTCTGCATTTACAGCTGTAAGTGGAGAGGGTTATTTAGTAGATACCTCATCAGCAGCTGTAACTGTAACTCTACCAGATACGCCTAGTGCTGGGGATGAGATTATCATAGTAGATTACGCCTCAAACGCTGGCACAAATAATATTACACTAGATCCTGGAACGCTAAACCTTAGAGGCGCTACTGATGATTTAGTACTTTCTACCAATAACCAAACCGCTAGGCTATTATATTCTGGCGCTACTAAAGGCTGGTTAGTTACTACTGAGGCTGGCGGTGGAGCTGCTGCTGCGGCCGGACCTTATGATATAGATTATTTATTAGTTGCTGGAGGCGGATCTGGTGGTAATAATGATGGAGGTGGTGGCGGTGCTGGAGGTTTGTTAGAATCTACGATTTCATCTATAGCAATAGGGGAAACATTAACAATATCAATAGGTGGAGGTGGAGCCGCCACATCAGTAAGTTCATATTCATCTACAAAAGGTACCGATTCAACTATATCCTCTAGCGCAATAACTACTATTAGAGCTTTAGCAGGTGGTGCTGGTATAGCTGATGGCACCACTAGTGGAGATGGAAATGGTGGATCTGGTGGGGGTGGTAAATATAATTCGAGTGGAGGTACTGGAGTTTCTGGGCAAGGTTATGCTGGAGGCGCTGGGTATTTTGAGTCTGGAGGTCCTTATGCTGGGGGTGGTGGAGGTGGAGCTGGTGCTGCTGGTACAGATGGTTCAAGTTCTGGAGGAGGCTCTGGTGGAATTGGAGCAATTACTACAATTATATCTACATCAAATGCGACTACATCCTCTGTAGGAGAGTTAGTGAGTTCATCTCTTTATTTTGCTGGTGGTGGAGGAGCTGGTGAGGAGGGAATTTCTGGTAATGCCTACGGAACAGGAGGATATGGTGGAGGAGGTGATGGTAACTCTGAATCTAACCCAGAAAATGGTACTCCAAATACTGGTGGCGGTGGTGGAGGATATGGATATACGAGCCAACATTTAGCAGCTGGTAATGGCGGTTCTGGAGTTTGTATTCTAAGAATGCCAACAGCATCCTATTCTGGCACTACAACTAACTCCCCAGATGTTTATACAGAGGGCAGTGATACAGTTTTGGTTTATAAAATCGGTGGTACTTACACTACATAACATAAATAATAAAATAACTATATTTGTATAAAATTTAAAACTAATGGCTACAACAGGAGTATTCAACGGAACTAACCTAATATTAAAGATCGAGGACACAGCTTTAGGTCACACTACTAGCTGTTCATTAACTCTAAATAATGATTTGCCAGAAGCCACTACTAAAGATAGTAGCGGATTCCAAGAGGTAATCGCTGGAGTAATGAGTGGAGAGCTTTCTTTTGATGGGTTAGTAGCTTATGATGATACTGCTAATGCTATTGAATTAGCTGATTACTTACTAGCTAGAACTCAATTAACTTGCGTTTTTGGTACAGAGGTTACAGGCGATGCTATTTATACTGCTGAGGGATTCCTTTCTAGTGTAGAAATGAGCGCTGAGATGGAATCACCAGTAAGCTACAGCGGTTCAATTACATTAACAGGCGCTATCACAAAAAGCACAAACGCATAACATAAAGTTACTACATAATGGCAAACAAGAGGAGAGGGTATTATACCACTAAACTAGGTGGGCGTAATGTTACGCTACACTTTAGTATGAATTTCTGGGCAAATTTTACAGAGATTATGAATGTGCCACTAGATAAAATAGGTGATCTATTTTCTGGTGGCGTTTCTATTTCAGCTATCAGAGCTTTGGTTTATAGTGCTATGCTAGCATACGACCAGGAGGAGGGTAATGAAATAGATTATAACCAATTTAAGGTAGGCGCTTGGCTTGAGGATCTAGGACAGGAGGAGCTAGAAAAAATGATCTCAGCTATGATGGAATCTCGTATTTTAGGCAATGATCTAAATATGGGAATAGATCGCCAGGCTAAAACTGTAGCCAATACCCAGGGAAAGAAGTAGCCAGCTCCCTCACTTGGGATGATATTGAGGATTATTATATAGGGCAAGCTGGCATAGATCCAGATAAGTTTTGGAATTACACCTGGAGAGAGAATCAACTCCTGGGCGAATCCTACATGATAAAGCAAAACCTAGAATGGGAGCGGATTAGATATGTAGCTACTATGCTGCACAATGTAAACTGCCAAAAGCGCCAGCACATGATAAAACCAGAGAAACTATTTCCACTACCACAGGATAAATTTAATAAGGCGCAAAAACCCAAAGGCACTAGAGAGGATTACGAATCATTTAAAGAGAAAGCTAAAGCGGCTGGCGTTAAATTGTAACGCCTTTTTTTTTAGTATTTTTGTACTATGGCAGAGCAAAAATTAAAAGTAAATATAATTGGAGATGCTAGTAAGCTAACAAGAGCATTAAATACAGCATCTGGTAGATTGCAATCATTTGGATCTACAGTTTCTAATGTAGGTAAAAAACTTTCCACTAGATTAACGCTACCTCTAGGAATCGCTGGAGGCATAGCTTTGAAATCAGCGGCTAATTTTGAAAAATTAAAAACACAATTAAATGTTTTAACTGGTAGCGCTGAAGAAGGTGCTAAAGCATTTGAGAGATTAGTAAAATTTTCAGCTGGTACTCCATTTCAGTTAGATGAGCTTGTGAAAGCTAATAATACTTTAATGGGATTTGGTGTTAGCGCTGAGGATGCGTATAATCACCTACAAATGATTGGCGATATAGCAGCTGTATCTGGAGGCGATTTACAGGGTATTTCAGTAGCCTTTGGTCAAGTAGCTGCTGCTGGTAGGTTAATGGGACAGGATTTATTGCAGCTTATTAATAATGGCGTACCAATTATTGATATGCTTTCAAACTCTATGGGAGTTGCAAAATCTGAAATTAAAGAATTAGTTTCTGAGGGTGCTGTAACCTTTCCTGTATTAATAAAAGCATTTCAGCAAGCTACATCAGAGGGAGGTAAATTTGAGGGGGGTATGGCTCAACTATCCCAAACAATTTCTGGTATAGCATCAACTGTAAAAGATAATTTAAATATAGCTTTCGCTGAGTTAGGTAATGAAATATTTAAAGCGCTAGATATAAAAACACTAGCACAGGATTTTATAAAATTTATTCAAAACTTAACAGCTAGATTTAAGCAATTAGAGCCGCAAACTAAGAAAGTTATTATTATTGTAACTGGTTTAGTAGCTGCTGCTGGTCCATTATTAGTAGTGCTAGGCACAATGTCCTCTGGAATAGGTTTAGTAGCCTCTGGATTTGCAACCGCCATACCAATATTAATTAAGGCAACTAGCGCATTTAAAACGCTTACTGTATCTATGTTAGCTAACCCTGTTGGTGCTATAGCTGCTGCTGTAGTTACATTAATAGCTGGATTTGTCGAGTATTTACATAGATTAGAGCCAGCTGTAACTAGAACAAAAACATTTTTTAATATACTTAAATCATTAGGTAATCCATTAAAATTTGCAGCGCTACAGGCTGAGGATGCTGCTAAAGCATTAGCACAAAAGAAAAAAGATGCTGAGGCTGCTGCTAAAGCAAATGCTGAATTGAAAGCATCTTTAGAAAATCTAAATAAGCCATTAGATGTAGCTACTAATAAAACAGAGGAATTAACTAAATCACTTCAAAAAGTGCAAAGTGTTTCAGCTATAACATTATCAGTTAAAACTGGTGATTTTGATTATGCTACAGGGGAATTTGCTCAAGGTGATATAGCAGTAGGCGCTCAGCAAGTTCAAACAGAGGGAATAGGTGGTATTAATGCGCCAGATCCAGGAGAGATAAATGATGCTTTAAGCGGTTTATTAGCTATGCAAAACCAGGCGGATCAAACCGCAGTGGCATTAGAAAACCTAGCTGCCAAAAATGAGCGAATGAGAGAGCTTGGAGATATGGTAGGTGGAGAGGTTGCCAACGCTTTTTATAATTTTGGAGAAGCTGCTATCGGAGCTTTAGGATTAGCTGAATCTGGATTCCAAGGATTCCTAAGCGGAATACTTAGCACAATACTACAACTCATATCAATGTTTTTGGCGCAATCTATTGCTCAATCTATAGCTGGTGCTACTGCTGCTGGTGCTGCTACTGGTCCAGC